TATAACAAGGGGAGTCTTCGCAAAGAAGGCTCCCCTTTATTGTATCAGCCGACAAGGCTTTTGTCTCTTTCAGCAATCTTCTCGCTGATGATTTGCTTTAACTCCTTAACCACTCCTTCCTGTACTAGCAACTTTACTTTTGTTTCTGCTAGTTCTTTCAGCAGTTTTTCGTCCGTCTGCTTGTCTGCATCGTAAAACATACTGCCTCTGCCACAAAGTAGCCAATCTGCTGATATGTCTACGTATGTAGTCAGTATTCTGTCTATAAACTCCATTGAAGGCTCCTTTGTGCCGTTCAAATAATTGTTCGTAGCAGCAGGTTTTGCCCCGATAGCGTCAGCAAACCCTCTGTTAGTCAGCCTGTAATGGTCTCTTACCTCGTTGATTCTATCTCTTAATCCTTCCATACTGCTAGTGTTTATATTTATGTAAATACGTAAATTAACTATAAATTAATGCCTATATCCTTGGATATTTGTCTACAAATATGTATCTTTGCATCCGTAAACGAGAACAAAACTCGTTCAAAACTTATTTATGGTGCAAATTTACAAAAAATAATATGAATAAAGTCGTAAAAATAGAAAAAATATTGATTGATAAAGATAAAATTCCTAAAATCATGAAAATTTTTGGTTGTGGCAAGACTACTGTCTACAATGCTCTTGCTTACCGGAGTAATAGCCAACAGGCTCAGGACATTCGTTCCTGTGCTCTGAATCGCTACGGAGCAGAGCCTGTTAAGGTGCCACAACTAGTGAGTGTGTAAATGTGTGAAATATTTGGCTGTTGAACTTTTAGATTAGTTATTCAGACAAAATGCGTTTTAAATTGGATATGCGTGAGCATAGAGTTAAACGATTGCTTAAGAAAGGTTCTTTTTCTTATTTGTAAACTATCAATTCACTCTTGTGCGTGAGCATAGGAGTGATACATGGGAATCGAGCTAGCTCACTCGGAGTGAGCGGGGAAACCCGAGCAAAGGCGTTCAACTCGCCTCGAATCCCCAAAATAGTTTTGGATATTGTTATTATAATGTTTCTTGAAATCGTTAGGTGTGGAGCGGTATAGACCCAGTGGCAATATAAGTTGTTTGCGTTGAATTCATGCGCCACGAACCAGAAGGAAATGTTGTGGTCGAGCATTCTACCAGCACCTTTCGTTTTATACCTTAATTATATATAGCAGTTTCCGGAACAATCCCATTGCCCTTTTTGGACATAAGTTCTTTGACATATTGGAAAAGTGTAAAGTCGAATAGTGTTAAGTCATTATAAGGGAATCCCCGAGCATCAGTCTTTATGACTGACAGCTAAAGCGGTGAGCATGGCTCTTAAATTCATGGTAGCGCATGATGCCGTTATCCACCGATAGTGTAACTGGTAGCACGCCCGAAACTGTTTTGTGTAAATCCTTAATGCATTCTTATCAAATCGGGAAGTTGGGTCCGAATCCTACAGGTGGACTATTATGTATTTGTTTGTTGTGTATGATTATTCGCTGCAGCGGCAGCAAACATTGTTTAAAAAAAATTTTGATTCTTTCCTGCTCGTCCGTGAGGATGGGCAGGTTTTTCTTAAACTTCAAAATCAATGGCTTATGATAGATTTATCCGAACCTACTCTCCACAAGTACCGGAGAAAGGTTCTCGAAATATACAGAGAACTCGAAAGAAACCCTTGGGCACCCTTGGGAATCTTCGAGTCAAAACTGAGGAAAATAAATATCCTCAACTCTAAGATTAAAAATGTGTCCTCAGACATCGGAAAGCCCGAGGGCGAGTATTCAAACTTTACAAATGATAATTACGTGCAATATGGGTTTAAAAAGGAAAACTCCTCTCAAGAGGACACCTATAAAGAAGACTCCTTGGGATAAAGCCAAGAAGGAACAGGAAAAGAAGAAGGCGAAAGCCGGACTTAGCAAAAGTAAGCTGAGAGACAAACTCGATGCAGTCTTTTCCAAATATATTCGACTGAAATATTCTGATGATAAAGGTTATTGCCGATGTATCAGTTGCGGCAAGGTTTTCCCTTGGAAGGAAATTCAGAACGGTCATTACATGTCGAGACGTTACATGTCAACCCGATTCAGCGAAGATAACTGCCGGCCACAATGCGTGGCTTGCAATATTTTCAATCAAGGTAATATTCAGATGTATCGCCGTGCGCTTATCAAGCAGATTGGCGAACAGAGGGTTGATTTGATAGAGGTTAGGGCAAGAACTGAAAACAAGAACTGGTCACTCTTCGAGTATAATCAGTTGATAGCCTTTTATCAGAAGGAAGTAGACAAACTTTTAGAACAGAAACATTTATAAGAATAGATTATATGAGTAAATCAGGTACAAAAATCAATGTAGAATTGGTAACACAAGGGTGTTTCCCAACGAAGTCGTATGAGACGGATGCCGCTTACGACCTTCATTGCAGCAAGGACACAGAAGTATCTCCAAACAAACGCTTTTACGTTCCGCTCGGGTTTAAGATACAACTTCCTTCAAATATGAAAATGCTGATTCAGCCACGTAGTGGCATGTCGGGCAAAGGAATGTTGTTAGATGTTTATTTCCATTCATGGCTCTTTCATGGCGACTATCTAGGCAAGGTTAGAGCAAACCTTGATGTAATTCTTGGTTTGATTGATTGCGGCTATGGCGAAGAAGTCCATGCCATCGTCAAGTCGGGCAGATGGAGGTTAAAGCATCGCATCATGCGTCTGCTCGGTTTCAAGTTCGTTATTCCTTATTCCCAACGCATCTGCCAGGGTGCCTTCACTTACGTTCCAGATACTAACTTGGAACTTGGCAAGGTAACCGGCACTCGTAGTGGTTTAGGATCAACAGATAAGAATTAGTTTTTAGCGTTATTTTTCATAAATTTGAATTTATTTTCCCTGCTCGTCCGTGAGGATAGGCAGGTTTTTAAAAAACGAAATCATGAAAAAGAATATCAGACAGAATTTCTTCAATCATATCAAGAAGGTACTTGATATAGTTGACAAGATGGGGGATGAGGCAAAGCATTTTCGATGCATCGTCCTCATGGGTGACAGAACCATTCCGAAGGCATACGCATTCATGCACGCATCGCCCGAAGACCTCAAAAATCTTATCTTGAACGCCATGCGCAATAGCGACCAGTTCACCTACGCTACTGCAAGAGCATTCGAGGAATACGATAAGGAACTGAGAGAAAAAGAAGAAACTTTAAACAAAGATAAAAATGAAGAAAATCCTATTCAAAACTCTTAAACTGCAAAATTTCTGTGGCATCCGTGCCGGAGTCTTCGATTTCGGAGAAGACTTAACCGTTATCTCGGGAGACAACGGAAGAGGCAAGAGCACTATCGGCAACGCCATCATGTACACATTATTCGGTACTGATACCAACGGCATGCAGCTCGACATCAAAACCTTCGATGAGAATCACAATATTATCAAGGAGATAGAGCATTCATCCGAGTTGGTTATGTTGGTAGATGGTGATGAAATCTCGTTCAAGCGAGTTCTGACCGACAAGTGGAAATGTGATAAATGCACCAACACCTTCAAGTACTATGTTGATGGAGAATTGACTACCGCCGTAGATTTCGGCAAAGTAGTTAACGACATCTTTCAAGAAGACCCATTTTCGTGGTGCATCTGTCCTAATCTGTTCCTTGGTATGACATGGCAGAATCAGCGTGCATTCCTCCAGTCGTTGGCAGGTGACATTTCAGTCGAAGACATCACGAAGGGCGAAGAGAAGTATGATTATCTTGTTGAACTCCTCAAACAGAAAGACATTGATGCAATCCTTCACCACCTCAAGCACAAGCGTACAGAAGTTCAGAAGGAACTCGATGCGGTCCCTATCAGACTTGCCGAACTCGACAAGACCCTTCCACCAAAGCAGGATTGGGAGGCCATGGAGAAAGAAAAGGCTTATCTCCATGAAGCATTGGTGGAGATTGACAACAAGATTCAGCAGATTCGTACCGGTGGAGCAGACAGAGTTCGCCTAGACGGAATCCGCAAGAAGATTGAGTTTGCCGAAAAGCGCAAGCGAATGATGGAGCAGGGCGCAGACAAGGAGTCTACCGATAACATGACCAAGCATCAAAGCGATGTTCTCAACGCCAACGCAGCCTTCAATAAGGCAGAATCTACGGTTGATAACCTCAAAGCCGTCATGAGCGGCTATCCTACCACCGAGGTTCAGATAAACGCTCAGATTGAAGAGTGCAAGAAGAAGGTTAGCGACTTAAACAAGCGTAGCGATGAGATTGCCAAGCGCACTTGGGAATGGGATGATAAGGAAGGTTTCTGTCCTCATTGCGGTCAGGCTCTCCCTATCGGTGATGTTCAGCTCCTTAAACAGAAATCTCAGAACCAGTTCAATTCTCGCAAGGCAGAGGATATGAAAGAACTCAACAATGAGTTTTCCAAACTACAAAGCGCATACACCGAACTCAACAAAGAGTTGGATAAACTGAATGATGATCGTCAGACCACCACAAACCAACTCGTCAAGGCTCATCAGGCGCTCAAAGATGCCGAAAAGCATAAGGCAGAAGTTGATGCAGATGTTCCTAGCACCTACGAGGAGATTCTCGCCTCTAAGGAAGAGTATCAGCAGGTCGTGAAAGAAATTGGTGAGTTGCAGACAGAACTCGATAAACCATCAGATAGCAACGAGGATAACGACAAGTTACTTCAAGCACTCGCTGAAGAGCGAAAGCCGCTCGCTGACAGATACGATGAAGTCCTCGAACTCCTCGCCTCAAAAGCATCTTACGACAACACAATGACTCATATCGAAGCAGCGCAGAAGGATAAAGCCATCTTCCAGGAGCAGCTTGATGATATTGATGATAAACTCAACATCACAAACGAGTTCTATCAGTTGTCTTGCAAGGCTCTTGAAGACAAGGTCAATCAGCACTTCCGTTTCATAAAATGGAGTCTGTTCCTTCCAAAACTCGATGGTGAGAAGAAACCTTATTGCGAATGTTATCACAATGGTGTGCCTTACAGCCGCCTCAATGGTGCTGCAAAGGTGAATGCCGGAATCGACATCGCTCGCACTATCGGTCAGTTCTATGATGTTTCGGTCCCTGTTGTGCTCGATGAATGCGAAAGTGTTAACCATCCGCTCAGCACAGGCGGTCAGCAAATCCGTCTTGTAGTATCAAAGGATGATAAACTGAAGGTTGAGTATTTCGCTCTGGCCACAATGGATTGAAACGCATCATGCAAATCAAGACTAAGTTCGATATAGGTGATGCAGTCTATCTGCTCGATGGGTACAAAATCCGACATGCAAACATCGTAGGTGTATTCTTTCAGCAGATAGGCAAGGCACCTTGCTCTATTCAGTATAAGTTCGCCGTTTTCCCAACAAGGAAAGAAAGCGAAGTATTTAAAACAAAAGAAGAATTAATCAAACATATAAGTAAATAAAATTATGGCAGAAACTTTAAAATTAGAAATGTTGGTTGACAAAGACCTTATCAAGGGAACTCTAGCGTTAGGAGGAGGTATGAAGGACGGAACGGATTCGAGCCGGATAAAGAAGTGGTTAGATAGCCACGATAGCGTAGAGGTTGATCCAAAAGAACTTTTTCCGGAAAGTGGTGAAATCAATCTTGCTTTGGGAACAATAGCCTTGGCTGGTATCGCTAAGGAATTAATCAATCATAAAGAAGAGGAGAAGTAATCATGGCAGATACAGCAGTAGCAAAAGCACAGCCTTCTCAGAAGGCAGTAGCAGTTAGTAATTTCAAGGCAGTACTCGACAATAGTTACTACCAAGAGCAGTTGAAGAATGTAATGAAGGAGAATGCAGGAACTTTTGCTGCATCCCTCATGGAGTTAGTCACATCGGATGATAAGCTTCTAGCTTGTGATGGTCGTTTATTGATGGCTGAGGCAATGAAGGCAGCATCCCTTCATCTTCCGCTCAACAAGCAGTTGGGATATGCTTATATCGTACCTTATGGCAATACTCCTACGATGATTGTTGGTTACAAGGGTCTTTATCAGCTTGCTATTCGCTCCGGTCTCTACAAGAACATCAATGCTGATGTAGTCTATGAAGGAGAGTATCAAGGTTACGACAAGATTTCTGGTGAACTTCATCTTGATGGGGAGAAGACTTCCAACAGAATTGTCGGATATTTCGCTTTCTTAGAGCTTACCAATGGATTCCGCAAGATGATGTATATGTCTCTTGATGATATGTGCTCATACGCCAAGAAGTACTCTGCAACTCTTCGTAACTGTAAAATGACAAATCAGCAGTTGGCTGAAATGGCTCAGAAACAAGCCGAGTTAGGACCAGGTAATACTGTTGGATGGTATGGTAATTTCAATGATATGGCAACAAAAACGGTCCTTCGTCGCCTTCTTTCTAAGTATGGCTACCTTTCTATCGAAATGCAGACCGCAATGACAGTCGATGATGTTCCTACCGCAGAAGAACAGCGTGATTCTGAGTTTTCCGAGGCAAAGAACGTTATCACGGTCAATGCTGATACCGGTGAAGTCGTGAATGCCGAGGAAGTACATGATGAGCAGCAACAGGCTCAGAAGTTTAGTTTGAGTTAAAATAAAAATAAGTTTTATTATGAAAAAGTATATTGGAACAAAAGTTATTATGGCAGAGCCTATGACTATGACAGAAGCACAGAAAGTGCTTGGTAGAGAACTTACACAATCAGCCATTGAGGAAAATGGCTATTTGGTAGAGTATGAGAACGGATATAAGTCTTGGTCTCCTAAGAGTGTGTTTGAGAAAGCCTATCGTGAAGTAGGCTCTGTTAACTTCGGTGGTGCTATTGACTTATTGAAGGCAGGTCTTGCGGTAAGACGCAAGGGATGGAATGGTAAGGGGTTGTTTATCGTGAAGCAGGTTCCTTCCCACATTACAGGTGACATCATTCCTAAGATGCAGTCATTGCCACAGATTGCTAAGGACATTCTGATGAAGCGTGAGAATCCTCACATTGACTACACCAATCAGATGCTTATCATCAATCCAGATGGCAGAGCAGATTCTTGGGTGCCATCGTCTAGTGATGTATTTGCAGACGATTGGGAAGTTGTAAATGAGTAGTTACTTTCCATCATTGTCATTTGAGAGTCGTATTGGAGTAGAAAGTTAAGTATGAAGTTAATAGTCGTAAATAGCAATAGTCTTGGCAATGCCTACGTACTGGAGGCAAGTAATGGTCAGCAGCTCTGTATAGAGGCAGGTCGTCCGTTGCAGGAAGTAAAGAAAGTTGCAAACCTCAAAACATCAAAATGCGTGGGAGTGATTATCAGTCACTCCCACGGCTGAAAGGCGATCATGCAAAAAATGCCAAAGACTTTCTGAGAGCAGGAATCGATGTTTACTCTACCGAAGAGTTATCCGAGAAATGCAAGGGAGTAAAAGGCATGATTAAAGAACAGACCTATCATCTTGGTGCTTTCAGCATAACCCCGATGAAGGTAGAACACGATGTGCCTTGTTTCTCTTTCCTCATTCATCATCCGGAAATGGGAACCATGATGTTCTTCACCGATTGCTACAATATGGAAAATGTAGTTCAAGGGTGCCGGTACTTCTTGGCAGAATGCAACTATGATGATTCTCTCCTAGAGAAAGCCGTAAACGAAGGCAAGACGATAGTCAGCCAAGCCGACCGAATCCGTCTTTCCCACATGAGTCTGGCTCACTCTATCGAGTATCTCAACGAATGCAAGGCAGCCAATACCGCCAAGCGCATCGTCCTCATTCATGGTTCAGCACGCCATCTTAACCCCGATGTTGCCGTAAACAAATTCCAGCAGGTCCTCGGTGTACCAACCGACTATGCTTGCAAGGGTTTAGTAATCAATCTAATGTAATTATAATAATATGAGTGTATACAATCCTAATGATCCTCGCGACTATCTGAGAATCGTGAAGGAAGTTCAAAAAGCCAAAGAATGTGGGTATAATATCGAACTAAAGAAGTTCCACCCCATTCAGACCGACAAGCAGTCCAGTTATCTTCACTTCATGATTAGCTATCTCGCCCTAAAGTTAGGGCAGACCTTCTACGAAACGCTTCGTGATATTCAGCGCAACGTTTGCAGCTACATCTTCTATACCGATGAGGTAGATAAGACAGGCAACCGTAAATACAAACCTCTCACTTCCCTCAATACAGCAGAGGCTAGCAGCGTTATCCGAAACGTGATAGATTATGCAAATGTCCGCAGCATCATGATTCCGGAACCCGACGACCAAGTTGGTTTGCAGTATTGCAAGCGAGAACTAGAAAACTCGGGCGCCGGTTGGGTATAAATCATCAAAATCATATAGCTTATGAAAACGTTAAAGGAAATCCATTCGGAGGCTAATAAATATTCGGAAAGTGACCCCCTGCAAGATGCTTTTGTAGCCGGTGCAAGATGGGCGCTTACGGGTAAGTATTACAAGCCTTCTGAGTTGTTCGACAATCATGCCGAAGTGGAGACGGTAGACTTGGAGGTTGAAGAAGAGCAAAAACAGATGTTGGTCTTCGAACCGCCTTTTGAAGAATGGTGGAATGCCTACAATAAAAAACGAGGCCGCAAGAAAGCAGAGGCAAAGTGGAAGAAGTTAAGCCTTAACGATAAGGTAGCTTGTATGAAAGCTACACCCCTTTACGTAGCATCTACGCCCGACCCTGTGTACAGAAAAGACCCACTCACTTATCTTAATGGTGAGTGTTGGAATGACGAAATCATCCAAAAGCAAGATTATGAACAACAACGAGCTGTCAATCTCGCAGCAAAGGCTGCAAGAATCCTTGGTTCCGATTATCAAGGATAAACCGAACTATGTCCGACCAGCTTCCTTTACGAGTGCTATATGTAAAAGTACAACCACCTTGCTCAGTGTTCAGAAGCAAGGTGGCTTGCGCTCACTCGTCGGATGGGTAAAGGGCAGGCTGATAGAACTCTTCACTTTTCTTGGAGTCTTCGATATAGTCACGGAGTTTCAGATACAAATGCTTGCAACGAGATTATGCACAAAGTACTATTATTGGACTACAACTGAACTCGACTACGCCTTTATTCGAATAATGGAAGGTAAGTACGGAAAACTGTATCAGTATAAGCATGAATATGAAGACAAGTCTACTGCTACTACCATCAATCCACAAGATTTAATGGTAGCACTTGATTCATACGAAAAAGAACTTCTGCTTGAGCGTGGAAGGGTAGAGGACGAGCGCAGAAAAGAAGAAGAGCGACTGAAAGCGATAGAGGATGCAAAGAAACCTCATGGCATAGAGGCATGGAGAAACTACTGCAAGTCGAAGGGTTTAGACCCCGATACGCATACATTGCCAACCGTCAGCCTACATGATGTCAATAAGGAACTGAACATCCAAAATCGTGGAAGAATGTTAGACTTAAGATAAACAAACAATAAAAAATGAAAGTTATGAATACAATTCAAACAGATGATGTCATTGTGAGATCTATCCTGTGGTTGGTAACTACAATCATCGTTGCAGACCGCATCAAATACCGCAAGTACTATTCTAGTAAAGGTAAGATGGTGGTTCTTCGCATCAACAATCCCGATGTACGGGACCGCCTCAACTCAGAGGGCTTATCTCTCTGTCAGTGTGCTTACTATAACACACACAAATATCTCTACACCATCGAAGGTGATCGTATCTGTGGCTTTACCGAAGAATGCACCCATCTGATAGAAGATGCCATCAAAAACCATCAAGAGGTAATTGATTGTGATATTGATGTCAGCAAGTTCGTGAGCGAGGTCAAGAAGTTACAACAGGAGTATGGAACTAAAGATGAGGAGTAAGTATGATTAGAGACGATGCAAAGATAATTGTAACACCAACTGGTGTATCACTTAAAGAAGTCTTGATTGAAGAAGAAGTAGTTAAGGCACTCAATGAAGAAGCTTCCATCTTAATGAATTATGAAATCCCAGAAGTAAAGCTTGGTGGCAACCCTCCTAGTGGCAAGGAAAGCCGTAGAACTAGGAGAATGTTAGAACTTAGAAAAAGAAAGGGTAGATTATGAATGATGAAATCATAGATATTAATCTTAGTTTTATCAATACTGATTATTTCTCAGTATCTGTAAGGGATGGGGCTATTTCAGTTATTGGTAGAATAACCAAGTTAGAGATGGAAAATTTTGTAAAGGCTCAATATTTCGAGATTAAAGAGGTATTGGATAAAAATAGTAAGAAAGGAAGATAATTATGATAGACGATAAGAAAATAGAATCTGCAAAGGAAGAAATCTATGAAGATAGATTCCTGTTAAATGGCGAAGAGATAGTCTTCAACAATGATGAAAAGGAAGAAATGTTCTATGAGGGGGACATCAAAGAAGCTATTGGGCTAGGTGCTAAGTGGGCTATCAATGAGTTCTTGAAGGACTTGTGGCATCCTGCTAGCAAAAAACCTCTACTACAAAATGGAAAATGCTTAGTAGTATACAATAGTGGTAAAGTTGATATATTTAGTATATCTTTTGTTTATAAAATGCTTTCCAATTATGGTAAAGATGGTATGGACTGGAAATTCTGGGCTTATGTCTCAGATTTATTCCCAAAGGAAGGAGGTGAGCAATGATTAAGCCAGTTACTATGTATTCTGTAATATGTGACAGATGCGGAAAAGCCTTCATTGATGAGTTTAATGGCATTGCGGCTTGGTTGGACGAAGGAACTGCAAAAGAGCAAGCAATGGAAAGCGAATGGGCAGAAACAGGTGATAAGCACTACTGCCCAGACTGCTATGAGTTTGACGATGAGTTAGATGAGTATGTTCCTAAAAAGAAAGGAAAATAAATATGAAGAAGAAAGGATATTACGAATATATACCACAGATTTACCCAAGGAGACTTTGGGTGATGTACAATACATCCGAAGAAGAAATAGACAAATGCTTTACCGACATGAAAGGCAAACCTCTTGTTCACAACGACAGTCCTATGAATGAAGGAAAATACGGAGGTATGGTTTATGACGAATGTATGAGTAAAGCTGGATACATCGGCAATCTTGTCGTCTTCCCGAAGAAGAAAGACATGACTATGAAGAATATCTGTCATGAGGCATTTCATGTTCTGTCGTCTATCAACGATGCATGCGATTTGGAAAGAATGTATAATGGTAGAAATGAGCATCAGGCATACCTTATGGGGTGGATATGTGATTGCATCAATAAAGCTCGTTTGGGTATTGGAGATTTCGTTGAACTAAAAGATAAGGAGGAATAGATTATGATTAAGAAGTACAGAAAGAAACCAGTTACCATTGAAGCTATTCAATGGGATGGCAAGAATTTGTCAGAGATTCACGATTTTATGGGTGGGGAAGTTGAATACAAAGGAACTACCCTTGTAATTCATACCTTAGAGGGAGATATGGAAGCATCTATTGGTGACTATATCATCAAAGGTGTAAATGGTGAATTTTATCCCTGTAAGCCTAATATTTTCGCTAAGACTTACGAGGAAGTAACTGAGTAACTAACCATCCTGCAAAGGATATAAATAGATAGAATATGAGTAAAAAAGTTATCACCTCGTACAAGGCTTTCGACAAGAATATGCAATGCCGTGGATTCCAGTACGAAGTTGGAAAAGAGTATGAAATGGACGGAGAAATCAAGTGTTGTAACCGAGGTTTCCACGCTTGCAAGTCTCCAATTGAAGTGTGGAACTACTACGATATGCTTAACTCTCGCTATGCAGAGGTAGAACAGTCTGGTAAGATTGAGAAAGAAGAAAATTCGACAAAGGTATGCTCTTCGCACATTAAGATTAAGGCTGAATTGAAGCTGGCTGACATCATAAATATCGGAGTCGAGTGGCTGAAAGATATAACATCACCATCTAAAGTTAAGGCAGATGGTGTATTAAACGACAACGGAGATAGAAGAAAACAGATTGGCTCATCGGGCTACTCTGCTAAGATTGGCTCATCGGGCGACTATGCTCAGATTGGCTCATCGGGCGACTATGCTAAGATTGATAGCACAGGAGAAGATTCCGTTATCATGTGTGCTGGCAATAGTTCCAGAGCAAAAGCAAAGGTAGGCTCATGGATAACGCTGGCAGAATGGAAATGGAGCGATGAAAAGAAACGTGATGTTCCAGTATATGTTAAGACTGAGTACGTTGATGGAGAGAATATCAAGGCTGATACTTGGTATCAACTTAAAAACAGAAAGTTTGTTGAAGTAACTGAGTAACTAACCACCCTCTCCTGTAAAATGGAGAGGGTAAAAAGAATATAATTATGACTTTAATGAATTTACAGGAAGAAATTGTTTCTATGATTGCTAAGTGTGGTTCAGAAACTCTTGTTGTTAGAACAGACAGCCAGAGTTGGATAAGAGATATAAAATGTCTAAAGCACGCTAATATTGATGGTAGAGAAATGGTAATCATTGATTGAGGAGGAATAGATATGGATTTAGCAATATGTTTTGTGGCATTTGTTCTTATTGGAATAATGGTAAGTATTGACAATATAGCCAAAGAGCTTTCGAAAATAAGAAAAATATTAGAAGAAAAGGAGGAATAGTTATGACACAAGAAGGATGGATATGTCCTAGATGTGGAAAGGTAAACGCACCTTGGGTAATGCAATGTTCCTGTAATAGGAACACTCAAATATTACCTAAAGTTGGTGCTCCTTACTATGAAGGAGACCAAGCAACGTGTAACGCAAAGGAGGGAAAGTAATGAGCAAAATTAAGAAATTATTAAGTCAAGCATTCAGTCAGCTTGATGAATACAATAAAGGTGGTGCTACTCAGCATAATCTTCTTTGGAAGGCTATGGGCAATATTGAGGATGCACTTAAAGAATTGGAGGATTGATATGACAGAAGAAATTTATAACAAAGCTACAAACTTAAGAAGTTTAATTGAAAAAGACAAGAAAGCTCTTAAGTATTGGAAGGAAGCTGTAGATGCAACAGATGAAACCATCACATTGTCTAATGGGCTAGGATATAATGGGCATAAAAAAGTTTCCATTTTTAGGTTCATATCTTTTAAAGAATTGAAAGATATGGCTATTGAGAGACTTACAATGAGTTTAGAACAACATCAAAAAATGTATGAAGAATTATAATTGAGGACTAAGTTATGAACAGAAATCAAGCTAAAGAATTTTATCCTATTCTGCAAGCTTATGCTGAAGGAAGGGTAATTGAGTGTAGAACCAAACCAAGTGCCATAGAAGATGAGAACGTTCCGAATGAATGGGTAGAAACAAAGGTTATAGAGTTTAATGACAATAAAGAGTATCGCATTAAGCCAAATCTAGAACCTGAGTCTGAGTACCGTCCTTTCAAGGATGCTATAGAGTGCTGGACTGAAATGCGTAAGCATAAGCCGTTTTCAATCTTGAAGGATAAAAAAGATGGACATCCGATTCAAATATCTTCTATCTCTGATGGAATTAATTTAATTGGTTCAAGTCCAGATTCAAATTTTTGTTTTGATTTTAAATACAGAATGGAGTCATGTACATTTGATGATGGGGCTCCATTTGGCGTAAAAGTGGAGAACTAACGTATGATATTATATCAGATTTGGTGTAAACGTACTTATGTTAGTGGCGGTTTCTGTGAAGGTGAAGATGAGCCAACGCAGTTAATATTTAGTACATTAGAAAAGGCACGTTCAAAAATGCCAAAAGACCATTATAGTAAAGAAAATGGTTCACGTGAATATTACATTAGAAAGATTGAAATTGAATGAAAGTAGAGGCATAGTTATGACAGAAAAAGAATGGGGGAAAGTTCATCTTGGAAGTATAGTCGAGTACAATACAATTAATTGGGCAAGATTACTTTTTGGAGGTTTAATCTATGGTGGGTATCACGATTCATATAGAACAGAAGTCTTAGGAATACGTGCTGACAAAAAGATATGTTGCAAGTTAGATGGCAAGAAAAAGCCAAGATGGTACAATATTAATGGATTTAAGTTAATTGAGGAGGAATAGTTATGGTTGGAGATTGTCAACTTTGCAAATTAAGTGATATTTGTAAGTATATATACACAGAGTGTTGTCCTTATATAATAGAAGATAAGGAGGAATAGCTATGGCATGGGTATGTGTTAATAGTTTCGGTACAGAACTTATATTTGAAACAGAGCCTCACAAAGCTGTATATAGCTGGAGAGACGATTATGGTTCTTGCAAATGCATAGAAATACCACAAGGTAGTATCAAGAAACTTATCGGAAGAGAACTTACTTGGAATGATGAGCCAGTAGAACTTAAAGAAGATTGATATGGAAGAATTATTAAAGGCATTATTGGATGTATATATTCCAGTATTAAATGCTAATTGCAAGAAAACGTTTGCATTCTTAGATGAATACGTACCTCCACCTACAAGGAAGGAGATACGTAAGCGTGAAAGAGAGCTTAAAAAGAAGTTCCCTCTCGATTCCACAAGGTTTATAAAACTACATAGACTCAAAGAAGAATAATATGATATTCTATAGATTTGGTGAAATACCTAAAAATGAGAAATCATGTATTTGGAAAGGTGAAGAAAAAGTTGGGGAAGAATTAGGAGTTTCGGTTTATGAAGCTCATAAAAACATTAATGGGTTATATTCTCCAGTTTTACCTATGCCTACTAATACGAGCGAACTTGATACTTTTCTCCATTTAATAAGATATTATAGTGGAAAGAAATATTTAGTAAAAGGTGATGTTCTTCCATTTGTTGGAACAGATGGGGAACCCCTTATCAAAAATGTAAAAATATTAAAAGAATTATAGAGTATGAAGAAGCAAATAATCTTAGACGAACAAGATATTAACGAATTTCACGAGGATGCAGACCATCTATGTTGGATATACGACAGAATGGTGCACAAGTATGATGAAAATCCAAACTTCGATTACATGCACTGCTTTGCCAAAATAATTAATAAGTTAAAACAATTATAGATTATGAAGATTAGAAGTGCCAAGAAGATTTTGAAAATAATGAGGAGAAGCACGGATGCACGGTACTTCGATTCAGAATATTCAATTAAGGAAGATAGTAGATTCTTACCTAGATTAAAGTACCTCTATAAGAAAGCGACTATCAGATGGAATAAAGCAAATTGGCCGGGTGCTAACGAAAGTTTGTTTCGTGCAATTTTGAGAAATTCAAAGGAGTGTGGTCGTTGTAAGCATTATAAAGGTAATGAGTTTATCGGCAGATGTATCAAACTTCATAATGATGTTGAAAGCAGCGACTGGTGTAGTGGAACATTTTTTGTTAAAAATAAGTAGCGTATGAAACAAAGAATATTAGATATGTGTTGCGGATCTCGTATGTTTTATTTCGACAAGCAGGACCCACAGGTACTTTTTACCGACATAAGAGAATATCACGACACATTATGTGATGGACGCAAATTAGACGTACAACCCGATATGATAGCCGATTGCACTAATTTGCCATTCGAAGATGAAACATTCAATATGGTTGTATTCGACCCTCCTCATCTGATAAAAGTAGGACAGAACTCTTGGTTATGCAAGAAATATGGCAAACTGCCCGAAAATTGGCAAGCATTCATCAACGATTCTATCCATGAGGGCATGAGGGTGCTGAAAACAAACGGAACGCTCATTTTCAAGTGGAACGAGCAGCAGATAAAGGTTAGTGATGTGCTAAAGGCAATCACCGATTACAAACCGATATTCGGACATCGTACCACCATCAAGAACCAAACTATTTGGATGGCATTCATGAAATAAGTAACCACAATCCCCACCCAGCTATCACAGCCGAGTGGGGATTTCTTTTTGCAATGAAACAATCTACTTAAAACCTAATTAATACAACTAACTAAAAATAAAAAAGTAAAATCTATACCAATCTATCTACATATTTATCTAAATCTTTTTCGTACCAAACCAGCTCGGTCCATCCTTTCCGCTTTTTACCCTTTGGCAGCCTGCCTTCTTTCACAAGGCGGTCAAAGGTAGCCCTAGAAACATGAACATAGCCGCATGCCTCAGCCTTGCTGATGGGCTCGTCTTTGTTGGCGATGCGGTGCAGAAAATCTAACATGAAAGCATTTTGCTGTTTGTTAGTTAAGCATCTTCCGCTCTGAATCCGCTCATGAAATTCCATCAGGAGCGAATCAATCATCTGCAGTTCTTCGCTAATCTTCGCCATAAGCTAGCACTTTTTGTTTCTGTACCAGAGAGTAAACCCAATCGCGCAAACCGCCAGTATGAACAGAAAGGCGATATAGCATCTGCCTAGCGACATCAGCCTTTGCTCGTTCTTCGTCAGTTGTCGCTCTATAGGATAAGGCACGGCGACAGAATCCGTCTTGATGATCGTGTCCGTCTTCACCTTATATATATTATGATACCGGTCCCGGTAAACCACCTTGTTATGGAAAACCGTATCACCTTTCTGAAAAACATATACCGAATCCTTCATGTAGATACTATCCAACTTAGCAAAAGTATCAGTTCTGCATACGTATTCAGTTCTAACAGAAGGAACCTTGATATACTCCTTCGTCTTGCATCCTGTAAATGACAATAGGATAATTCCAATCATCAAGCCGATGCAAGCCCATTTCCAAAACCTTATGTCATACCATTTCATAAGCTATATCTCTTTGTATTCAACTTTAGCTTCAAAGCAAGGGCACTCCTTGATTCTCTCCCAAGGATCCACTACGCCATTATGGTTCTTGTCGGGCGAAATATCCCTGTGCCCTAAGATTTCAGCATACGGATATTTCTTCTTCAGCTGAGTGAGCAGAGTGATAAGTGATTTCTTCTGCTCCTCAGTTCTGTTGTCTACCGCCTTTCCCTTCTTGTTGATGCCGCCAACATAAGCCACATTGATAGCCGTAGCATTATATCCCTTCACACCGTTGCTAACCATTTCTACCGGCAGCATCTGGTGAATCCCACCATCAGCAGTAATCACGTAATGGTAGCCTGGGTTGTTCCAGCCTTTGCGCTTAAACTCATCCCAAAGTTCCTTCACGCCCCATTTCTGAGAAGAGGCAGTACAATGAACAAAAATTCTCTTAATCAGTCTCATTTCTTCTCCTCCTTTCCCTGCTCCTTCATAATCTCAGCAAAAGCCTTAGCAAGATCTTCTTTATTCTCCAGAAGAATGCTTACCGTCTTCTCCTGCTTCCGTATCTCAGCCTTCTGCCAGCTTTTTTCTCTTACGCTTACAAATTCACAGAACACGCAATAGCCTGCCCATATCATAGAGAAGACAGGGAAGGGGAGAACCGTACAGGCTATCAGGTCTATGCAGACCGTCACCATGAAGGGAGAGAAGTATTTCCTCGCCTTGTCGCAAGTCTTCTTGAATCCTGTACTTGTCGTAGCCAGTCCGTTCTCTTTCGCTTTCTTGATGCCGAAGAACAGGTCCACGCCCATAGAAATAATAAGAGCACCCATGCAGATGGCAATAACCAATGCCGATCTGTACAGGTGCTCTTGTAAAAATGTATGTACTATCTCTGCCATATACCATTATTATTGATTAATGGCTACAAAGATAAAAGGCTTTTCAATAGCTTTTGCCGTGTTCCAACTTAGCTATTCATATACCACCAGATTTTATCTGTAGGGTGGTTTGTCGATTCATCACAGAGGAAACTGATAGCCAGTTCCGAAATCCTTTTTCTTGTGGTGTCTTTGTTCTTCGACCATTTGCCCACCACGTCTATATGGTCAGCATACATCTTATTCATCGTTACCGCAAAATCCCAGAAGTTGTAGTCCGGTATGTTCCAAGATAGCCGGTCATAATCATCCTTCAACTCATCAAACCCGAAGTAAGGCGCATACTTTTTGTGAACATCGTCATCAAAATAATAGATGTTGGCGATACAGGCTCTGCCCAGTTGTTCGTCAAAGTGATGCTTCCTTTCCATCCAGTACAGCAGATTCCTCTGCACAATCCTCTCTTCTTCCTCTGTAAACCCGCACTCATCGTTTCTTAGCATCCCGAAGGCAGGTTCTGCTATTCGATAGAGCGATTTTGATAAATCCATAAGCGTAAAGCATTAAAGTGAATATAATAAACACATGGTGCATCTCTAACTGCTCGGGAGTGATGAACCAGTGCTGATAATACAATCTGATTGCGTTGATACCGAAAAAATAGAAGAACGGAATACGGAAAATCCAGCAGTATCTGAAGAAGAAACTTACCGGTATCATGGTCAGTGGCATATAAATGTATGCCAGTACATAAATCCAGATGATGCAGTTCCCGTTGAAATCGGTATCTAATATTGTTGGTCTAGGGATAATGTCCATAGTCCCATACGCCGTACCAGTGACCTAGCATCAATGGGATGGGTGCCCACTTTGATAGAAGTTCATAGAACCTCCAAATCTTCCTACTCAATAAGCCTTCCATAACTAAGGCTTCCTCCTCTTCCGAGAGAGGCGATTCCTGTTTTGTTCTCATTTTTGTTACGAATTTATGGTTTAATTTCATCTTTTACTAACAGTTATTATCATATATATATTATTTTGTTGCAAAATTAAACTTTTTCTTTCGTAACACCATGAAAACCAGCCTAATATTAAACTTATTTAAATCTTTATGCGCTTATTTGGTCATATTCTAAATAATATGTATATTTGCAACATCTTAATGTAGCATTTATATGGCAAGAGCAAATTACGAATTGATTGACAGACAGAGGGATGATCTGATGAAGGCGTATCGGGAGATAGCTCCTAATTGCCATTCTCAACAGGAGGCTTGGGAAAAGGTGGTTCATTCTCCTGCACCCAGATACTATGTTTCTCCAAAAAGAGCTTGGGATATACTCCGTAGAATGGCAGTCGGCGATTTCTCAAAGGTGGATAGTATGAAACCGATTCGTCAGAAGTTGTACTATACGCTGTTCAATAGGATGAACGAAATGACGCAGCGAAAGGAGTTCGTGGGCAAATCTTTATGGTTTATCTGCCAGTTCCTTGTTTCTGAGCCTGCACCCGAGTTCTTTATCCAGCCAAGTAATCTCAAATTCATTTTCGCTTACTATAAGAAGTATGGAAAAAATTACAGAGAAATGGACCTTCGTAAGAAGAAACTTTCGAACAAAGCTGGTGCTTAGCATCATCTGCCTCGTTCTGTGTACTTGGCACGTCGGTTTCTATCCCGGTTGCCCTTGGCAGAATCATATCCTGTATAGCTTCTTCCATGTCAACGTCTTTCATCTTGCCGTAAACCTTCTGGTGTTTTGGCAGATAAAGAACGATATGAAACCAGTCACTTCTCTGGCTGTTGCCTCTGTCGCTAGTCTGCTGCCCATGTATGTTAGTCAGCCTACAATGGGGCTTTCCGGTTTCCTATTCGCTTCATTCGGTTTGATGTGGGGTAGGACAGGACGATGGAAAGAGGCATTAAAGAAAGCGATGCCGTTCATTATTTGCACCATGGCCGTGCCGAATGTCAACGGACTTCTCCATCTTTACTGCTTCGTATTAGGCTACATCGTAGCATATTGCATAAATAATATCAAAAACAGATAACACACATATAAAGAGAATCATGTTTTAAAAATGTATTTCATAACTCATTTTAAAGGCGACCACTCGTGATAAGCAGCCGCCTTTTTCATGTTATCATAAATTAGTGCGTATGAAAGAATTATCTCATTTTGTCTTCTCGTCTGCTTTGTACCTCCACTATACTGCCAGCAAAGGCATCAGCAGCCTTGAAGTTCTGCAGCGTATACTTGAAAGTAAAGTATTTCCAAGGCTTACCAGCCAAGCTTGGCAGCTTGCACCAGTGCTTGCAGTCGTTGCTTCCGTATATCTCCAGCCCAATCGTTCCTTCGTCCGAATCAAACAGATGCTTCACCGCTCTCAGCGATTTCAACGTCATGCTGCCGCCCAGCTTCAAAGGTCTGGTCGTAAATGATCCGCTATAGCTTTCCGTATCTTTGTTAATGTCTGGTTTTCCTGTCAACGTGAAGATAGACATGGCAATATCCTGCACAACGCTGTCCGGATAGTCGTTTGCTATTTTGTCAATAGGGGCATCTGCTACAGACATACCGAATGTTCCGTCTACCATATTATATATATAGTATATCTTCTCATTCTCATCAAAGTCCTGCTCTCCCGATTCATTCTCAAACCAACCTTTACTCTTTTTGTATATTCTCAGCAGCGAATCTCTATAGTCATAAGCTATAATGCAATTCTTTAAGAAATTCAAGAAACTTTCTGTCTGCAGCTTCTTAAAGTTCTTTGGAATCTTCCCACTCATTGACGTGCTTACGCATTTTGCGGTACCACCAGATATAGCCATAAGTCCTTTGTCAGATGTAAAGTATACAAGCCTGTCTGTTGGCGTAATACTATCAGGATTGTTACAGACTTCTCTTGAAATAGGATGAACGCTTCCATAAAGACCTTCTGATGTTACGCTCATTGCGTATATTCCTTCGTCAGTAAACACTAACAGAGGATATTGACCGAACTGTCCCTGACTCACTGATTCCGTGTTGGCAACTATTCCTATTATCTTTCCTGTACCTATCGTATTATCGCCCGATGCCTCGAAAACAAATGGATTGTTTACGACAGAAGTAAATATCTGTGAGTTTAAAACCTCAGGAACATTCATGTTTTTTGTCTTTTCCAGAAGTTCTTCTTCTGTTATAGTTTTAAAAGTTGCATCGCCATCTTTTGAAGGAAGGTTGGTAAAAGAATAAGCTCCGTTCAGAAAAGGGTGTTCTGTTAGAGGTATGCTCAGATACTTGCCAGAGCCGTACAATATGATTTCTTTTGCATTAGGATCCGGATAATAAAACCAGCCACGCAAGAAAGAGTTACTTATTTCTATTACACTCATAGTCCAAGTATCTACCCAATTTGATACAATATGCGTAAACATTATATAATTATTATCGCTTGCTGAACCTTCTCTTCCTACGAGCTTTTTGAACCCGGGAAAAGGATAGCGCTCTACATCATAAAGGTGTAGGCGGTTATTGTAAGTATAAATCTTTTTTGAGGTAAGCTTAGCCCAGCTATAGTAATCGTCTACTTTCAGTTGGCTTTGTGTAGACAGGTTGCTTACTACTCCGTCTGCAATGAATGTCGGCTGCCCGTAATGTGTTCCGTTCACAGAGTAAAGCCATTCTCCTCCTTCTCCTAACCCCTTCGTATTGATTCCGACAGAGAATAATTTATAGAATTGCGTCTTACCTTTCAGTTCTTCTATTATATCTCGGTCCGTTTTGTACGTAGGCTGTATCTCGCTATGAGGAATAATTTTCGAAGGGAGGTCATAATTAAATACATCTTCTTTGTATGATGAAAATCCATAGTTGGCAAATGGCTTTCTATGGGTGTCGTTAGGAGATAAAAAACGCCAGCCTTTACTGATTTCGAACGGAATAACCTGTTCTGTAGCAAAAACGACAATCTCCTTGATGATGTCTTCCCAATCTTCGCTTATCGAACCGAATTTAAATCTAAGCTCACTATATTCAATAAAGTAGAAAATGCTTTCTGTACCAGTCATTTGATTTAAATCTTCATAGTATTTGTTTTCAAATATTGCTGAGCTAAATCGACAATTTCTGTTTACCGTAGGATAGCAGATGATTGGGGCTGTTATTTTCGTATAACTTCCATCATATAGCTTGAATGCACACCTGATAAAAAAAGGAAACGCAAACATATTCTTGCTTTTTACCCAATTAATCGCCTGCATCACATGACCCTGTACGGTTTCCTGGAACTCATTGTAATATTTTGCACCATTAGTTCCATCTGACTTAATCCAAAAATAATAGAATTGACCTGTTTGGATCATGCCACTAGGTTCTGTTCCTCCTTGTTTTATAAATGCTCCGTTCGCATCATAATACATCGTCTGGTTTTTCGTATGGTCAACGCAGTTGCTTACATTCATGAGTGTTCTGTCGTACTCGTCTGGTCGAAACGAACCTGCATAACTCGGTTTCTCGAAAGAAAACTGATATGTTAGTTCAGGAAAATCTTTCAGAAACTTGTAGGTCTTAGACTTGTATACAAAATAGTACAACCCGCCACTTGTAGTAACAACCACCGTATTACCTACGCTATTTACATCATAGATTTCAACATCTATTTCGAATGCTTGCCATGGCCCAGACTCGATAGTTCCATCCTCTTTACTTTTAGCAAAGATAATTTCATCTTTTTCGTCTTTATTGTATTTGCTTTTTTCGTTGAGCATGACGTATGTTCTGTAATCAGCGCCTTTGTGAATATATAATATAGGTCTGCCGTTTGTTACATATTTGGGCTTCTGTACCGCCTTCATTTCTCCATCCTTAAAGATAAATCCGTCACTCTCCAGCAGTTCAGAATCATCTGAAAGCAAGTCGCTAGGTACATTCGTCATGCCCTTGCTAAAGCTCAAAGTTTGTCTTTCTAAGTTTCTTTCCATAATAATTCAACATTTAACATTCAACACTCCCCCTAAATTTTCGCCGCCGTATGAACACCATCGCCACCACGGCTTCTTCTTTCCGCTTTCTTCCAGCTAGGCTTCTCCATGTCCGTAAGACTCACAAAGAGACCGATGCCGGTACTCATTACCACATCATCATGGTTTCCGTTACCCACGATGTTACCCAAGCTGCCATCATCATGTCGCTCATAGATGCGCAACTCATGATACATTTCCTTGTCTGGCTCCTCATACAGATTATCATCAATAAACTCTTCCAAGTTATCAATCACCTGCTGCTTCGTCAGCTTGTTGGTTTGGAAACCATACTTCGCCAGTACGTTGTCTTCCACATTCTCCGAACTGCTCGTTCTCTGATACAGATTATCGTAGTAGTCGGCTATCTCCTGCAGAATAGTCAGAAAGTGATCACCCTCCGTGTTGTTGTTCTTCTCTCGGTCGGCAGTGTTACTCTCTATCACCAGAAGCGCATCATCATAATAATGAGCTAGGGCAGCAGCCATCCATGCCAGCTTATCATGTCTTACATGTCCTCTGTATCTCGCTACTACCTTCGGCTTGCCCTTCACGGTAGGAATCATACCGAATCGGTCTATCACGGTCATAACGGTATAGTCCGATGTCGTACTCTTACCGCCAATATCCACGCTCACCAAGTATCTGTTCTCCACTTGCAGGCAGTTTGGCACAGCCCAAATCTTCAAGTCTCCCTCTCCATCGTCTCTCAGCTTCACCTTCGAGTTCGGAATGGTATTATCATCCTTCACGCTGATGTTCACCACGATGTCGGCAGTAAACTTAGGGTCTTGCTTATACAAAGCCTGCATGTCGTCTATAGAATAAGGATTGAATACCAGCCTACCAGAGTTTCTGAACGCATCTTCCTCATCAATAGGAGCCTCGGTAGCACATGCCGCATGGGTGGTAAACTTGTTTCTATAGTTTCTGTACCATTCTATCGCCTCAAAACAAGCACCCTTCTGCCACATTCGCCAGAAGAACTTGCCGGTCTCACGGTAGCCCTTTGGACAGGTGCTTCGGTCTCTGTTCTGCAAAAGCCACTTGGCAAATGCTCTTCTGTTCTCTACAGGAGTCATATCCTTTTCGATGAAGAAACAAGGAATAAAGAGGAACGAATAAGCATCATTATTCTTTGGGTCCATTGCCAACTGGCACTTGTCGTAGAAGAAACCTGAGTTACCTCTACCGGTACTCTCGAATATCTCCACGTTGTCTTCCAATGGGTCGATACCACCGGATATAGAAGAAATCACACCCTCAGGATCATGCTCTGGTGTCTTCTTCCAATAGGCTACCTCCGAATAATGGGCGCAGTGGAAGTTGCTACCACGCACCGAATCGAAGTTCTCGAAGGATGCTACAGTCAGCGTACTTCGTCTGATTGCCTTCACACCATCCGTTACTTGGAAATCGTCAGGAGAATTTTCGTATGGCGAGAACTGAAGTTTTGCGCCCGGATGCCCCACGGTCCACCCCGGCTGCCGCTCCAAAGCTTTTCGGTACATCGCCTTAATCTTCTTGGCAGTATTCTTCTGTTGTGCAAGCACAATAGCATTCCAACCATCGCGCCTGTAGTCCTGAATCCATTTGATGTAAAGCTGTGATAGGGTAGAGCCGCCCCACTGACGTGCCTTCAGAATAACCACGAACACCGGTTTATGGGCATTCCGCAGGTCTTCCATAATCTTCAGTAGCTTTCTTTGAGGATAGTTTAGCTTGAAAGGAATCATCTTACCGGTCTTCTTATCCTCAATCTTATCGGTCACGTATAGGGCAAACTCGGGGTCTTCCATGAACCTCACTCTACAGATGGCAAAGGTAAGCATTTGGAAATGCTGGGCATCATCCTTCTGGTGCAACACATAGTTGATGTAGTCTTTCAGACTGCCCATCTTTCTCAGTCCTCTGAACAGGACAGATTTGGCGGTCTTCTTCGGAACCCACATCTTAGGAATGAAGAAATCGGATAGTTCTATCAGCACACGATGCTCAAAGTTATAGCATCCTTCGCCTGTCATAGGGTCGTAGGGACCATAAATCTCATCGTATCGCTTCTGATTTTCCGCTACGAGATTATCTATTTCCTGTTCAGTTACTAGAGCCATCCGTTAAATCGTTTAGTTCCTCAAAATCTGCATCCTGTATCTCGGGTGCTTTGCTTATATCCAGTACGTCTGCCTCGTCTTCGTCCTCTACGGTTGTCATACCGAGTGCCATAAGCTGCTTGAAGTCTGCATCTATTCCGTGGGTAACGCTTACTTCTGTCTGCTTTGGTATCATGTGCTTGGTAAGGTCTTTGTAGATGGTGACGTATGTCTTAGGATCATACTCTGCCAGTTGGTTCATACAATCCTCAAACTGCTCTTGGCTCCTTGCCAGCCAGTCTCTGATATATTCCTTTTGGGCACTCTTTCTTGCAGGGAGAAGTTTCTTTACCTTCTCCTTTTTCTCTTTCTGTATCTCCCTTACAGACTTAAATCCATCCATTTCAAAATCTTCCATACGCTCGCTTTTTTATTATCCGAAGGGTTTCAGAGTATGAATCATGCTGCCCGGCTTGGTAGAGTTGGCGCAGTCTATGATGTCTATCTCCAGTTCGTCCAGTTGGTTCATCTGGTCTATCGTCAGAGGGTCCTTGCTCGTCAATGTGCGCATAAAGTATTCGTATAGCGCACCGGTCACGATATAGTCGTGTATCAGCTTGACGAGTGCATCATATTTGGTATCATCCCAGTAGTCGGGAAATTTCAGCCATATCTCCTTCTCATCCCATTCTTTCAGGGCATTATCTCTTACCCTTCCTTCTGGTTTCATTACATAGGCAGACAGATTCGCTTCCACCTTATTAATATACTTGTCAAACCAACGGTAAAAGAGCGGACGTTCCTGATCGTTCTCGCTTGTCGGAATATCTTCGCCTTGCGCATCCTTCATGTTCCGTCTTGCTCGTCCTACCATGTTGGTATTTGCATCTATATCATACCAGAGTTGTGTGGCATAGATAAAGATGTGCTTATCCGTGTAGCCGTGCCCTGCTCTTCGTGGCTTCGGCAAGAAAGGATTTGGCTCGGGCTTCCATCCTCTCTCTCGGATAAAATGTGTTGGGTGTAATTTGTTAAACTCCGGATAGCTCATATCTTGATATTTTATATTCAATATTACAAAACTCCTTCCTCCTCAGTTACGATGGCATCGCAAGTGAACTCCAGTTTGTCGCTATGTCTTGACCATAGTTTCACCTTGCAGAAACCGGTATTTACCGGTACTAGAGTAAAGGCTCGTCTATCCCTGCATCGGTGTATCTCTATGATGCTTGGGTCTTCGCTTCTTGCCTCAATATCATCAATTGCTCCATCATTGAGCGAGTAGGATAGGGTAGCTTCCTCTCCTTTCTCTAGAGTTATCTCGCCTTCCACGCCCTCACCATTCACCTTTGCGGTTAGCTCGGTTGGATAAGGAACGGTAGGGACCACCGGACCACTCATCACGAAGCACTTTCTGATGGCAATCTCGTCTGATGCAAGTGTAGCTTGGTATGGCTCCGCTTGTTTCAGATTTGTTGTTTTCAGCCACCACTGGTATATCATGTAGTCCTCCACGTATCTTGCTGCCAACCTAGCCAGTGCGTCGGTCAGCGTTCCGTTATAACGTCTTGATACTGATAGGGTGAACTCCACAATATCATCCATTCCGCTTCCATAGTAGATGGCGTTATCGCCAATAGTCTGAGGCGTTGGCACAAGATAGTCTACGAAGATGGTCTTCAATACTTCCAGGGCTGTATCAAAATCGTGGGTCAGCGTTCTTTCGTGAACCTCATCATCGCCGGCAGCCTCGTTAAAGCTTACTTTCGCTGCTTTTTCGTCTGCTGCAGTATCTATCTTTGCTTTCAGGTAGGTTGTCGACTTTACTGCCTCCATCACTACCGATTTGATAATTTGAAATTTTATGATCATAGCTTATCCTTGTTTAATGATTTCTAACTGTGGCTCGTTCTCTATGGAACCAGTCATGTCTTTCAATGTCTTTACTGATGTAGGAGGTGGCATCTTGTCGAATACAAGCTGTATTGCTGCCTTCATGTGCATATTCATTTCTTCTGAGTACACTTTAGCTTGCTCTGTACTGCTCAAAGTTAGCACCATGTAGGCCGTATAAGCCCTTACATATCCCATAAAGCAACTTTCAAAAGCATCCTTGTGGCCTTCGTTCAGTCGTGTCACATTGAAAGTTACTGATGCAGGAAGTGAAGAATCCAGATAGGTTTTTACTACTGGTGCCATTTCGCCAGCAAAACTTCGAACCGCTGATTCGATGTATTGCCTTATCACCATTTTCTCTACAGATGATAGGGTCGTGCTTCCAAACAGAGAAACACCATCCTTGTCTTTCAGCCTCTTTGCGATAACTGAAACCTGCTTCGTCACATCACCTTCGATGGACTCCATACTGATTGTTACTAATTTTGTTTCTTCTTCCATACCTTATGCTGCTCTGTTATATCCTAATGCACTCTGTGCTTGTGCTACTGCATTCTGGTCTGCGCCCTGCACAATTCCGTTCTCTACCTGACCACCGCCTTGCTGCATAGCCATTGCCTGTTGCTGCTGATACATCTGTTCAAGCTGAGCCTGCTGCTCCTGTACGCTGGCAAGCAACTTGTCTGCAAATGGTGCGTTGAGATTCTGCAGATACTGAATGATATTGATACCGCCCATTTCAAGAAGCTTGTCGAGCGTATCGTTTTGCATCGTGTTGAAGGCTGCCGTAGCTGCTGCATTCTTGATGCTGATCTTGAAGTGAATATCTCTTGCCGAAAGACGGTCGTACTTGTAAACCGTATTGAAGTTCCGGTCGTAAACCCTTCTTCCGTCTTCGTAGTACTGCTGTATAGTCATGCACTTCTTGGTTGCCAGCTTCTCCGTGAACACGTCCATGTCGGCAAGGATGGTATACAGAGACGTGGTTGCATTCTGGCTTTCCTGTGCATATCTGGCTGCCGAAGTTCCTGCCGATGGGGTCTTACCCTGCAAAGCACCGCTCACGTTGGTAACCTCTCTAATCAGGTTCAGTTCTATCTGCAAGAGTTCATTGGTACCAATATTCACGGCATTCGATGTAATAATTTCTGGCTTCACATTCGGTGTCTTCACCGATGGCTTGTAGAATATCCATCCGTCATACTCTACCGCCTCTTCCATAAACTGCTCTGGCGTTCTGCCGTTAAGCACATTCGTTGGAATCATCTTGAATCCCTTGAAACTGCTTCTGATGGCCATGTCGTTCATTACAATCAGTCGGTTGATGTATCGCTGTTGGTCTATGATGTTGGCAAGGAATGGATGAATCTCTCCGTTGATATACGGATAGAGTTTCATCGTGAAAGGATGGCTCTTATAATCGTATGGTGTTTCGCCCTGGCAGAGGATAGTTCCGTCTGGCGCCATATAGGTATAATACCAGTACTTATCTGCAATCTCTTCGCTAGTGATGTACGCTCTGTCTTCTTCCGCTATACCCATTTCGTCATACTGCTGCTTGCGCTTCATGTTGTCGTTGCGTAGCTTCTGTATCATCGCAGTATCATCCAAGTCTATACGGAAGTAAGCACCGGTTCCTGTGGTAGCAATCGGGTCAAAGCATTGCAGTCTTGGCTTGGTTTCCGTGGTCCATACCTCAATCACTCTGGAGTAATGTCTTCCCTTGTTGCTGTGGTCGAAACAGAGATTCTCCAACGCTTTCTCTTCGTTAAACTCATAGCCGTAGCTGTTATCGTCCGAAGGATAAATATCAAAGATGGCGTTCAGATCTTCTTCTGTAAGCCCATATTCCTGTTTGGCAAACTTCTGATACAAGTCTTCTCGGCTCACGTCATGCAGAACACCGATAAGACTCACGTCATTGTGTCGTGGGTCGCTGCCGCATTCAAAAAACATGTGGTCGGGTTCCATCGCGTCTGTCCATGAATCGGGCATTTCCAGTTCCTTCGCCTCCCAACTCTCTCTGACAAACATCTGACCGCCCATAAGATAGTCCTTAATAGCGTGGTTCAGCACATCTTGCATGTACGTTGTCTGCCAGTTGCATTGCATCGTGGCACTCATCATGTCGCTCAGTTGCCGGGAGTCGCTATCTCTTGCAAAGCAGACCGGTTCCGTTCCCTGCTTGGCATAAAGACCGGCAATAGATTCCAGAATGCTCACCATGATGTTGTTGCTCATAGGTGTCTGGTTGCGCTTCTCCATATAGGTGCGCTCTGTCATTTCCTCCCAGTAGCCATGATGGTATACTCTGATGGTGTCGCTCCATTGGTCGCCCATACAGTAGCGCATCGTTCTCGCCCTCGTTTCTCGCACACCGCTCAGGTTATTCCAAGCATTTCTGCATCGGCTGAGTAACTCCTCGTCCTTGCCGTGTTCCTGTCTTCGCTTGCGAGCCTTAACCGAGTCATACTTGTTATGTTGAGGCATCACTTTGCTAAGTGTCAGTATTCTTGCCTTTACCATTTTCTTATACATTATTAATTATAGGCGCAAAAATAGGCAAAAACATGGCTTTCTTTGCCGTGCTCCAACCAACCACCAAGCGTAAGGTTGGAGCACGGCAAAACTTCTTCAAATTATTTGCATTTTTGCCGAAAAGTTTCAAACAGTATTATAGAGATATGACAAAAGAAGAATTAGCACAGATGAATGAGGAAGGTGGTGCTCAACAGGCTCCACCTGCTGAGGCTGCTACAGATGAAACGTCTGTAGATGAGCGCCCTAATCGTACAGCTTTCTCCAAGCGCTTCTCTAATCGCCATTCTGACATCGACTTCGAAGACAAGGAAGCTCGTTATGCGGCAATGAATGATGATGCTGATTTGCTCGGACGGTACGAAGAGAGCGGTAAGGCATTATCTAAAGTATTCGATAAGCACAAGTGGCTCGCTGCTCTGGCGATGGATATGGAGAAAAATCCGGACGACAATCCGTTCGATGCGATGGCTCGCTTGGGTATTGATGTAAAGACGTTGCTTGATGATCCTGAAGGCGGCAAGAAACTCGCTGAGATTCTCGCCAAGCACAACGAGGACGTTGCTGAACAGAACGAGGCTACCGAGAAGGTTACTGCCAACATGCGCAAGTCGCTTGAACGCCTGATGAAGCTCTATCCAGAAGATGCACAGGATATGTGGTCCCAGATTTACGAGATTCACGACAAGGTAGAGAGTGGCGATATTTCAGATGATATTTGGAAGATGCTCCACAACGCCAACAACTACGATTCTGATATTTCCTCTGCCCGTGACGAGGCGGCTATGCAAGCCCGAAACGAAAAGATTCAGAATAAGGTTCGCTCTTCCAGCACAGAAGGTATTCCTCCTTCTCTTTCTAGTTCTGGCGCAGGAAATGCGCCAGCTAAGAAGAAAACCAAGAAGAGAGCATCCAGCTTCTTTGATGATATTGGTTAACACAAGATTATTAATCCATAAATATAAGTATAAAATGAAGAAAGCAATTAATTATTTTTCTGATCGTCAGTTCATCTTTAAGATGATTCTGATGCTTCTTGCAGTTGCTACAGGCGGGGGCGCAATGGCTGTTGGTGATGATGTTGAACCTGACTTGAACGAGCCGGGTTCTAAGCCTGCAACAACCGAAGAGACAGCTGCCAATGAGCAGGTAGATAAGGATAAGAACGACATGCTTGCCCCTGGTGGTAAAACTGCTGGTCAGTCTTTGACTGGTACGCAGGCTTCTGCTACACAGATGGACCGAGGCGGTCTTGAAGAGGAAGACTGGGACACGGGTGAGACCAAGTTCCGCCCATATCATACACCTCTCCTTTCTATCGTCAAGAAGTTTACCACAACAGTTCCTTGTACTGGCTACAAGAAGAAGCACGCACGCTATGGTGGTGAGACCTTGGACGGTGAGGTTACACAGCCTATTTCTACTGGTGCTTCCATCAAGCTTACCAAGACCAACTTCTCGGGCTCTTTGAAGCCATTCTACGAGGGTTCTACTGCTATCGTTCCTACCGTAGCTGGTTACAAGCGTGGCTCTGCTACAGTTCGTGAAGGTCGTTTGGTTCTCTTTGTTACCAGCGCCAATAAGTCAGGTACTGAGGTTACCTTGCAGGCTATCAATGGTAAGGCTAATGAGGATGGTGCCGATTGCGAGTTCTTGGAAAACATGACTTGCCCAGACATTCCTGTTGGTACAGTTATTTTGGCAGCTTCTACAGCGCTCTCTGAATCTCAGATGAAGGTTCCTGCTGAGAACTACCAGCCACGTTCTGCTGATGTTTATCTCCAGAAGCGAGCATTCTCTATCGTCTTCACAGAGGACTTCGAGACTATGAAGAAGAAAATTCCTCATACCGTGAAGGATATGAAGGAAGATGCACTCAACAAGTACAAGATGCGTGCTGAGCGTTCTTATTGGATGGGTACCAAGGCTCGTATTCACTCTACTACCAATGACGGTGCTGATGAGTACACCTACTTCGCAGAGGGTATCTTGAATCAGCTGACTAACCAGTATGGTATCGGTGATGTTTACAAGTACGAGGATTTGACTGCTATCAGTATGTTGATGTTCACAGACTTCTCTGAGTCTGATCACATCTATATGTTCTGTGGCAAGAACGCAATCAAGCGCTTGATGAACATTGAGATTCCAAAGGGTCGCACAGAGGTTCTTTCTACTCACAAGGAAATCGACATTACCTTCTCTCGCTACGTTGACAACTATGGTACTATTGATTTCGTTTGGGATCAGACTCTTGACATGATGCACATGGAAGACTGCATGGTTGGTATGGACTTGAAGGGTGCTCGTCACTACGTGAAGGAGAAGGGCAAGGATAAGACCAATGATATGAGCAAGGATGGCTACGATCCACGTGAGGCTAAACGATACATGCACATTGAGGCAGATTGTATTGCTCTTCGTGGCTACAACTCTATCTTGGTTGGTCCAGAGGCATTCATCACTAACCTTGGTGTTACTGGCATCGTGAACAGCATCATATCTCTGAAGACTCTCCCTGATACTGCTGCTAAGGGCATGAAGGTGGCTTTAACAGAGGATTACACCAAGGATGATACAACCTACGAGAAGGGTAAGGTTTATGAGTACGATGGTACTAAGTGGAACTTGTATGCCGGCATGGACGTTGCTGCATAAAGCATCTTTTTCATCTTTAATATATAAAATCACGCAGAGGGGCAGGAGTTAATAGCCCTGTCCCTTTGTTATTAAAATACAAAATAATGATTAAGACATATAGATATAACGAGCTGTGTAATAATGTAAGCCTTACGATTTCTGGTGCTGGCGGTAATTCTATGCGCTACAACTTTACTCATGGCAACACTTACATGCGCAAATGCCCAGAGCTTACTCTTCGCAACAAATATGCGCAAGACCTTTTGGATAACCATGAATTGGTAAGGAGCGGAAAGGTTACTTGCATTCGTACAACTCTTGAAGAGTCGGATATTGTGCAGGAAGAGGCGCCTGTAAATGAGCCGGCAAAGAAGACTACAAAAAAGTCACAGAAAGAGGAGGTAGCAGGCATCCGTACAGCGGAAGAAGTTATTAATTACATAAACAACCGTTTTGATAAGGATTGCAGGACTCTTGAAACTGCCATGAAGCATGCAGACAAGGCTGGTCTTATTTTCCCAGATTACGGCAAGCAGTAATATATAATAAGGTGTAAATGAGTATAGAGGAAATCATAAAGGCAGTACGTTGGTGCATAGACGAGGAATCCAACAACACATCGGAAATTGCCGATGAGAAGGATGATTTGTATATGGACAACATCATCAAGTCGAAGATAAACGATGCGCTGCATTGGATAGCTATTACTGCTGCATCTTCGCCTGCCCTATCCGATTCCAAGAGCATAGGCTCGACTTCCGACACAATTCAGGTGTCAGATTTTGATTCTAATCACAACATCGGTGTTATCACCATGCCTTCCAATATGGAGATTATTACCATCAACCGCATTCGTGGCGCTTCTTGGTATAAGGCAGTCACCCCAGTAGAGGACACCGATGATGAAGCTCTTATGATGTACGACGATACAGCCAATGGTACCATCGATCGCCCACAGGCTGCCATCATGCGAGAGAATCCAATCAAGATCCTCATGCAGCCCAAGACTTCAACGGCGGTCATTACCTATGTGGGCGTACCTAAGTCTGTGAGCACAGACGCTTCCACAACAGATGTTTCCATTCCAGACAAACTAAAGAATGCCTTCATCTATTATATCGCCTTTCTGCTCCTCTCGGCCTACGATGATACCAAAGCTAACCAGATGTACACCATCGCCCTGCAACAGCTAGGCGTAAATCAAACCTCAAAATAAAGACGATATGGAGAATGTAACAGCCACATACGATGCCAACGAACTTGCATGGGTAACTCCAATCCTTACCCTTCGCCGTGATATTTTCCTAAGAATCACGCTAAGGGAAAAAGGAAAGGTGGTTATCCGTCAGTCAGATGATAAGGGAAATTTCCCTCGCGTCCCAATACGTCGCCACAAGGACACCCAGTTCTTCGAGTTCCGTATCTCGGTTATTCCCGATACCGTCCAAATTCAAATATTCACTTCTACAGAACCAAAAGAAATAAAATATGCCTACATTTAGACAAGATGAAAAGCTTGGAACGAAGGTGCCGCTGATAAAGACAGCCGACTTCAACGACAAGTCTGTCACAACAGAGAAACTTGCCGAAGGTTCTGTTACTAATTCAAAGTTAGCACCAGAATCCGTTACACAGGATAAGTTCGACAAGGAACTGCTTCAAATCTTCGAGGCAGCAGCAGGTCTTCCTGAAAATCTTATTGAGACGATACAGAATGTAGATAGCACGCTTATAGATCATCAGCGGCAAATCTCTTCTAACGATGATGATATTTCCGACCTGCAAACCAAGACCAAGCAAATCAAGGACACCGTAGATGGCATAGCTGTCAGTGGTGGTGCATCTGTAGGTTCGGCAGTAACCTACGACAATACACAGAGCGGTCTTGATGCTCAAAACATTCAAAATGCCATCGACGAACTCGTCAACAATCTCGGCCACTACGAGACCAATGAGGAGTGGTTGCGTGTCTACACAGATGCAGAAAACAAGTTCCTTTGGGGCATCCGTGTAGATGGTAGTATAGACTGGGCAGTCGGTATTCCTAAGCCTATTCAGAAAGCTCTCAATGAAATCATCGCCAACAACGAGACCTTCCAGCAAACCCTAACCGAAGCTATGGAAGCATACAAGGCAACCATTGACGAGAAGGTTGCGGCCATTGATAAAAAGAAGGTAGACAAAGAGGAAGGCAAGTCCCTTATTGAGGATGAAGTAAAAGAGCGCTTTAGGGTAATTGAGAATGAAGAGTTTATTAAGGCTGTAGTTGATTCAGAGGATAGAGTACTCTTTGGTTTCTACAGAGCAACTGGCGAGCCATATTATCCTCTCAATGAAATGTATCACGTCATTCAGAATGAAGAGTTCCTTTGGGTAATTCTTGATGCAGCTAATCATCCTCTTCTTGGTATTCAGCAAGATGGTACTAGCTGGGCAGCCAAGGCTCAGTGGCTTGATGATATTAAGGCTATCAAGAATGTTCTTTCAAACATTGACGAAACTCTTAAAACTTTCCAGCCAAAGGAAGATGGTAAGGGGTTGATAAACATTGATGTAGCTGACAGTTTCTTCTATATTTCTAATGATGAGTATATCATTGCAGTAGAAGATGCAGAAAACAGAATCCTTGCAGGAATCAAATATGATGGAGAGCCATACTTTCCTAATCATGAAATGTACTCTGTAATAGCCAACGAGGAATGGCTCTATGCTATCATTGATGCAGAAAACAAAGTATTAGGTGGTTTCCGTGCTGATGATGGTCACATGGTTGTTGGTGGTATTGATATTAGTACCTTTATTGCCAATGCTATTATTGATATAGCAGACATCAAAAAACGTACAGCACATCTTTCTACAATAATCAATGACGAATATCTTTCTATTGAAATAGATGCTGATGGTAAGGTGATTGGATATATTGCTCCTGATGGCAGTCATTATCTCTATAAGGTAAAGTCAGAAACTATCCCAGAAGAATTTTCCCATATTGAAGACCCAGAGGGTAGAACTGAGATTGTTACTGATGCAGAAGACAATGTACTTGCCTACAGAGACTCAGATGGTATTCGCCATGAAAATGGAATGGAAGTAGAGCAATTTTATCAAAAAGGAAATAAAATAGAATATGCTACCAAAAACTATGTAGATTCAAAGCCTATAGATGATTCTGAAATAGTATTATCTAAACTTGATGGAGTTGTAGATTATAGTTTGGAAAATCTTTTTGACAAGAACAAGATTAGAACGTATGATTCTGATTTTGCTACTAAAGTTTTTAATGCTATTGGAAGAAAAACTGGAGCTACTGGATGCTACTCTAATAATATTCCATGCAAGGAGGGTGATTGGTTTACTCGTAATGATTTCGGCACTGGAATAGTTGTGGTTCTCGATAAGAATGACAACATCTTAGGAGACGTAAGGAATGTTGCTTATAAGCCTACTTTCCAAATTAAGGCATCAGAAAATCAAGACTTCTCAAAAGCAGTTTCTGTAGTTATGGTAGTAATGCTTAACGCTCTTGATACAGAAAGAATAGTAAATGCAAAATATGTTCCTTCAAAAGAAGAAGATGCTATTCGCATCCCAAAACTCAAAGTTGGACAAGAAAACATAGAGCTTGGAATTACAACTTATGTAAAGGGAAGTAGTGGTAGATATTACTCTCTTAATGTAGAAGATTTAGAAGGCTCCCCACAGATTAATTTGGTAAAGTTGGAAGGAATACCTTCATCAGAGTTACCATCAGACTTTCCTAAATTTACAATTAGCGGAAGCTTTTCCGACTATTATAAATCACTTGTGTTGTGTCCGATAGAAGGCGGGACGGAGTATCTTCTTGAGCTAGGAACAAATGGGCTAGTTTCCAGATATTTAAAGAAAAAGGTAAATTGCCCTCGATTGATAAAAGAAAACGGTGTACAATACTATTATGGCGTTGATGGTAATCTAAATTCATCAAATGGTGAATTAAACATATATAAGGCTAAAGATGAGACTTTTGAGGAAGAAGAGTAACGCTTAGCCGCATCCTCACCGAACATGTCTGGTGTTCTCAGTAACGTATCAACCTTATTGCCACCCTGTCTTGCCTCGTAGAGCAATTGGATAGCCTGATCAATCTCATCACGAAGAGAGAACTCGCCCAGCTTCATGTTGTCCATTACCGAGCGGATAGCGTTGATAGCCTTATTCTTCACCGTAGAGTCGATGCCCAGCATTCTGATAGTCTCTGGCTTGAAGATTGAACCCAAAAGAAGGTTCTTCACATACTCCCTGCCTTGTGCAGAAAGTCGCTCAGGACTATCCATCATCTGTGCCACCTCGTTCTGTCCGATGATGCCTTTATCTACTAACGTCTTCACCAAGTCATTTATTGCCTTGGAATTGTTAAAGAACGCATCAAGAGAGCCATTTCCTTCAATCTCGGCTACGATAGCGCCTACCTCGTCAGAAGTCAAGGTCTTAGCCTTGGCTACCGCCTGTTCGGTATTGCTCTGTGTCTTCTTCTCGTTTCTATTGAACTTAGCGAAGGTAGCTGCATCGTATGGCAACCTCTCATCGGTAACCAATACCAGACGTGGATGCTCGATTCCACTCTGCTCAATCTGCTCTCTGGTAAAGCCGAAGTTCTCGGCATTCTCTAAGAGGTCGTTGATATATTCTGCGTCTGTACCTTCCTTTGCCGCCTTCTGTCCTGCCATCGTTCTACCATTGCCATCATAAACGATACCCTCGTCAGATACCACTGGCACCTGCTCGATAGCCATACCGTTATACTTTCGGGCAATCTGGTCCGTATTCTGCTGAGCCGCCTTGTCGTGCTCATAGTCACGATCGTTCACGGTTCTGCCCTCAGCATCGGTAGGGAATCCCTCAGATTTCTTATAGTCATTATTCACATCATGAGAAGGAGTAAGACTTTCAGCCGGAACAATCTCATAGTGTCCCTTAATCTTTGTCTCTCCGTCAGGCAGCATTCTTGTGCGCTTGTTGCCTACAAGTCTAGGCGCATTCACAAACTTCTGTGCAGCCACGCTGCCAGCCTCATGAGCGCCCTCAGTCTGTTCTGTCTTACCCACGGTCTCCGCAACCTTCTTGGCAGTCATAGTCTTCTTGATGTTCTGAGCGTGCTCCAGCTGCTGCTTGGCAGCTTCAATAGTCTGATTCTTCAAAGCCTCCTGCTCCATGATGTCGTTAGGCTCGGCGGTATAGTCCACCTTCATCTTCTCGGCATCCTTCAAAGCATTCTCAGCTTTCTTAATCTGTCCGTCCACCACCTTCTCAGCATTCTCCCCGAAATCCTCAGTAAGAATCTCCGCACTCTGTTCAGGAGTCATGCTAGCATAGTCAGGTGTAGGTCTTCCCTTGCTGTCCGTAGCCATAGGAACATCTGTACCATCGGCAAACTTACGGGTATGCTGAGGCTGCTCTTGTGGTACAAATTCCTCAGTTTTGGTATTATTTTCGCCCGATGTGGTATTATCTTCCGGTTTTGTGGTATTATCTTGTGGTGCCTCCTGCTCCTTTGGCTGAGGCTTTGCAGCATCCAACATCGCCTGCTCCTGTGCCGCCTGATTGTAAGGCTCAGAGTTCTTCATCTGCAATCTCTGACGATATTCTGCAGCAAACTGGTCGAGAGGCTGATTTTGGAACAGAGTAACCTCATCTGCCTTCACGTAAACCAATTCCTTGGTATTAGGATCTAAGCAGACGAGCATATCACCGCTGCCTTCCTTGGCTCTACCTGTAGTCTGGTCGAAGGCAACATCACCCGAACCAACAAGAAGTGTTCTTCCGCTGCTGTCTTGAACATACAGAGCCTGCTCGCCATTCATCGCCTGACCGTTCAAGGTTCCGTGATAGCTCCAATCAGAAATAAAGCTCTTCACGTTTTCCTCTATAGCATCAGCAGTAGCCTGCTGCATACCCTGCACTCTGGCGTTCGCATTAATATATTGGGCAAGTGGGGTCAACTCTTCTTGGGTCAATCCATTCTGAATGAGTGCATCGTAAATCTGTGCCGGTGTCAAGCCCTGCTGGTGCAATTTCTCAAAGGTTTGCTTGAACACATCGTTGCTATCCATCGCTGCATCAAGGGCTTGCTCTGCGTTGCGAAGGTTGCGCAACTCATCAATTACCACGCCGCTATCCGGGTTGTCCGTTCCCAGACTATGCTCCTCGGCAACCGTCTTACCTTGGCTTGCAGACTGGTCTGCGTGTGGTCTCCAGCTAGGGAAAAGCTCATCTTCGAGTGCTCTCTTCACATGATAGAAGATTCTGTTCTCCTCATCAGTACGCTTCATTGGGTCCTTGCGCATGATTTTGTCAATATCAATAACAATGCTTCCTTCTTTACCAAGAAGTTCTTTGATAGAAGCCATGAAGTTATTAGTAATACCTCTGCTTTCTGATCTGAGGTAGCCAAGCAAGCCGTTCTTGTCCGCATACTTTTCCCAATCAAGATAGAGCGCACTATTCTGGTTGCGCAACTCATTAATCAGTCGGGCATTATTCGGGTCTGTAATATCCTTATTCTCGTCATATCCGTTTTCCTTAAGGAATCTAAACGCTAGATTAGTGACAGTTCCATCATCATCTATGAACTGCATATCCTTCATCCTTGCGTAGCCCATCAGCGACATCATATCATCATTATCACGATAAAGCTTCTGTTTGTAAAGAATAGCTCTGCGCTCATCGGCATTCTTATAAGAGGTACGTGTAAGCAGCGTTCCGTTCTTGGTGTATTCCAGAATCTGCTTATTCCTTACGTCGTTCACGCTTCGGTAGCTTTTACCTCTTGTCGTATTAAACAGTCCCATGGCCGCATTCACCTTCTCTTTGGTGCTCTGAGAAACGTCTGGGTCGTTCATAAAATCCGTGTAAGCAGTCTTATACTTCGGGTCTCTTGGAGCTGTCTTCGATGCACGGTCCACCTTTACGAAAGCATCCATCAGATTCTTGCCCGATGCAGAAGAAATCAATTCATTCTTCTCGTCAGGAGTCAGACGAATATCCACGGCAATAGGGGAACCGTTGGCATTCTTTCCAATCACGAAATTACCACCGCTATTATGAGTAAGATGATGCAGAATGTTGCCCATCTTCACGAAGTTGCTAGGTTCGCCAGCCTTAAATGCGCCAACCATCACAACATCTTCCAACCAAGTACCGAAGGAAATATCCTTATCGCCAGTCACGTTGTCGGCAACCATCATGGTTCCAGCCTCAACGCCCAGACCGGCGGCCGTAGCACCAAACTTCTGCGCGCCATGAAGCAAGCGCTCGCCAGTACTTTTCTCCATACCGGTGATTCCGAACTTGGAAACCCAAGGAGACATGATTGCGCCCGAAACTCCAAACATCGCACCCGTTACCGCACCATGCTCAGCACCTTTCAGACCAGCCTCACCGATAGCCTGCAGCGAAGTATCATCGCCAGTAGAAGCCTGATTCAAAGCAGTAGTCACACCCGAATATCCTGCAAGGTTCAGCGCACCTGTTGCCGTTCTGGTTCCCAATCCCGACATGATTTTCTGTGCCGTAGTCATGTTGGCCACCTTGAAAGCCATCTGCTGGGCGGTAAGCTTCTGTGCTGCCTTCATCACGCCAGCCTTCACCAGTCCGTTAGTCAGAACTCGGGTTCCAGTATTCACGGCAGCACTTGCGCCGGCACCGATTACGGCGAGCGGACCAGAATCAGCAGCCATGTTTACTGCAGTAGAAGCGAATCTCGTACCGATTCCCGAGCGATAGGTTTCATCCTTGTGTCCGGCAACCTTCTGAATCTCCGCATCACCATCTGCAATGGCAATACCTTCCTGCAATCTCTGTCTTGTATCTCTAGACATAACAGATGGAGCCACCACCATACCGATAATAGAGTTACTGAGGTTCTTGACAATATAGTCAAGCGCACCATGAGGCATGATTTCCTCCTGGTTGCGCATTGTCAGAGCCTTCTGAGCATAGTTCATAATCTCTGGAGTAACGTATTTGTCCACGTATTCCTCTACACTCATGTTCAGTTTCTCTGCGCTCTCGGCAATATGGCGCTGCATTCCCTTCTGCGAATAAATCTCGTTGATTTTGCTGCTCAGATTGTTCATCAGAACGTTCTGTCGGTTCACTTGCTCCTGTGTCTGTGCATCACGGAAAGCCTGTTCCTTTACTGACTGAGGCGCATAGATGCCGCCCATCTTGTCAAGGTTCTGCTGATACTGCTGACGTGTCAATTCCTGTGCCTCATTCATGGAAGAATCTACCAGTTCGAGCAGATCATTACCCAAAATACCTTTGGACTGGCCGTCATTTCTTACGAACTTGTTACCCTCCACCTCATACTGGGCGAATGCTCTAGCATCGTCCTCTCTCTGCTGCTTGGCTCTAGCCCTGCGAGCTTCAGGAGTAGAAAGCTGCTGCATCGTCTCGTTGAAGTTCTTGGCAGTAGGGGTTATTCTGCTTCTGCTGATAGGGGTAGCTCTCTGCTGCTCCTGACGTGCTGACTGCTCTTGTGCTCTTTGCATGCGTGCGCGCGCATTACTAGCCTGCGCCTGCTGCATCGGGTTCATCTGGTCGTTACGCATGTGCATCAACCGCCAGTTCTGCATGTAGTCTGTACCAGAAGTAGTAGCCGTTCTAGGCTGCTGAGCCTTCTGCTGCCTTGGCTTCCGATACTGAGCTGCGACTTCCTGCGCTCTCTGCTTCATCGTCAGCTTCTTGACAGGCTGAACTGGCTTCTGCTGCTGAGGCTTCGGATTTACTGCGTGAAGTCCGAGTCGCTGCGCAAACTCCTCATACGAACTACTGGAAACAGCACCGTCTGCATGAAGCGCATCATAGAGCTGCTTTCTGTTATGATAGCCCTGCTTGCCAGGCGCATACACGAACTGTCTGAAATGTTCTCTAGTTCCCGATACTGCGCCATCGGCTTTCAAGGCGTTATAAAGTTGGTCAAATTTATCTCCAGCCATATATTATATATTAATGTTTATAATCCAAGTTTCTTTGTATTTTTATAGCCGTTCTTCGACTTGCCGGCAGGCTTTGGTCTGTTTCTCGCATTCCTAGCCGCATTCTGCGAAGCTGCTGCCTGACTGGTAACAGATGCACCCTTTCTTCTTGTGGTGGTCGTTACCTCTGCGCCAGTCTTCGGATTGATGGTCTTTGTACTGGTAGAAGTAGAAGTCTCGCCCTGCGGAAGCTTGCCGTATTCACGGTAGTACTCCTGTTCCCACATGGTCTTGTTAGGCTGATAGCGCATCTTGCCGTTCTTATCCTCAAACCAGTACTTGGCTCCCGAGCCGCTACCGCTCCTGCCTGACCGTCCACCGCCGCCACGCCCCTTATGGGTTGCGTTATACTGCTGAATAGCCAGACGCTGCCTAGCCTGCTCATCCTTCACCTTGTCACGCTCCTTCTTATACTCGAAGTCACGCTTATCCTTATCCTTCTTATACTGGGCAGCAGCCTCATCCTTTCCCTTTCGGTACTCAAACTTATCCTTGGCAAGCTGATTACCCTCACCACGAAGACCCATAAGATACTCCTTATAAACCTGATCAGCCTGTGCTTTTCGGTTATCTAGGTCGAAGTTTGCCTGCTTATAGGCAGCATCCGCATCAAGGGCAGCCTGTCTCTGTCTCTGAGCCTTGCGGTTTTGATAACCCTGTTCCATCATGGCAGTAGGGTCGTTGAACACCTGCAGAGGCGCACCCTTCGAAGTGTTGATGATGTTTCCCATGTGACGGATAGCATCTGCAAAGGCTGCAATACGCTCTCGGTTGGTAGTGATTCTGCGGTCATATTCGTCAGGAGTCTCGCCATCACGCATTCCCGGTCTACTCTTCGGTATAACCTTGCCGAGCCAACTGAAAAAGCCGCCATCCCTTTTTTTAGGGTCAGCCTCAAACTCTGGAACCTGCTGTTCCTGCGGCATCTGAAAGCCGCTCAGAGCAGTAGAAAGCGTATCATAGCGAGGTGTTCCGTCAGCATTCCAACCTGTAGAAGGCTGCGGCATTCCCTCAAAGTTGCTCTGAGGCTGGGGAGTGTCCTCTGCTGCATCGCCCATGTAAGGAGTCTGTACTGGTCCCAAGGCAGGGTTTGCATTACCGTTGCCCTGCGGAACGAACTCTTCCTGCTTAGGCATCTGGGTGAAGTCTGTAATAGGTGCTGCGCCAGTCTGAACAGGCTGAGCCTCAAACTTACCGGTAGCACCGCCCCCATTCCCGAAGAAGTTAACGCCAGCACCGCCATTAGCGACCGCCGCTCCTCCGTTGCCTCCATTCATCACCTGATCATAATCGGGATATTTCGCCCTCATCAGGTCATGCACAGCCTCAGGATAGCCGCCGATAGTTACCGGCTTCTTCCTAGGCTGCTGCGTATTCTGATTATTGTTTACTGCCATAGCTTATTTTTCTTCTTTAATAATAATTTCGCCAAACAGAAGAAATTGGTCTATAGCGTCATCAAGTACTTTAGAAAGTTCCTCTGCAATATCAACCCTAATCATCTGGTCTATGATGCCTTTTCCGTCCTTGCTTCCTACGAGTCCGAGTTTATGCACCTTTGCGTTAAAGGATTCATAAGCTTTGTCTTTCAATTCATCGAGAGTGCTTTTCGCATATTTTGCTGCATAAGACTCAAAAACATCATTAATGGATTCTCTTGCAGCTCTCATACACTTTGCATTTATGTCAACCATTTTTGCCATAAGTTTCTTCTCCTCTTCCTCGCTAAATTCAGGCAGCTGAGGGTTGAACATGTAGCCATTCGCTAAGCGGCGATATTCTTTGAAGTCTTCTGAACAAATGGGTTTTTCGCCAACTATAGCCTTTGCCATCTTCCGAATCATCTTTACAGCTTCAATACCGTATTCACGATACTCCTTAGAGTATTTACGAACCTCTTCAACCAGCTTGGTCTTCTCCTCCAACTCCTTCTTGGTAGCCGCCAGTTCATTGCCCAAGTCGGCAATTACCTCGTCCTTCTCTGCAATCACCTTCTCTTTATAAGCGAGAGCACTCTCGGCACTCTTCAAAGCCCGAGCATCAATCTCGTCAACAATCTTGTCTGCAAGCTTCTTCTTCAACTTCTCGTTCTCCCCAACATACTTAAGACCTAACTCGGCAAGATTCTTCTCACGAATCTTTGTAAGGCGAAGTTCCTCGTTTTTATTGTGGATAATCTTGTTAAGTCGTGTAATCTCCTTGCCGAGATGCTTAATCTTCTTTCCCTGCTCAGCAATGGTTTGCTTGGAAGAACTAGCAATTTCCAATATGTCGAGCTTTTCATGCTCCAACTTCTTGATCTTCTCAGTCTGTTCGTCAACCAAGGCTTTATCGAAGTATCTCGCAGGAATCTCACCTTTTTTCAAATCCTCATTTTCCTTCTCCAGAACTGATTTTTCATAATAGAGTCGGCTGATACTGTTCTCCTTCTTCTCTACAAGCGAAAGCAAACGAGTAATCTCTTTATTCTGCTCGTCAATCTGCTTTGCCTGCTCATCCAACAAGGCATCGTTGAACTGGGAAGCTGCTTCTTTAAGGGCAGGGTTGCCTTTCTTTGCTTTCTCTTTACCAGAGACAGGTGCGTTAGCATGCTCTTCAAGCTCCTTCTTCAAGCGAGCCTCTCGCTCATACCATTCAATAGGAGACAAACCAACAGTCCATCTATTGGCATTGGCTACCTTTATGGCTTCGCAAACTTCTGGCTTCTCAAATTCTCTTATCGCACCATTCTGGTATATGACTTTATTCGCTAAAACCATGTGAAAACCTTCCTTCTTCAATATCTTCTTTGCTTCTTCAAATGTCATAATCTATTTTGTTTTATGTTTTAAAAACAGGTTTATAATATCGTGGTATGATGCAGGAATAATGCCGTTATCTGTCTCTTTGTAATAGTAGAATTTAGAACCCCACTCATCAGATTCTTTCTTGCTTTCTACCACTTGCACATTTCGGACTTTTCCATCCTTGCATATCAACCGAGCACAATACTCTCTTCTAGTATTTACTCTATGGTTATACTGCTCGTCCATTTCTTTTAAGAACTTCCTTAAATCATCTAGCGTTATCTTATTATTGCTAGACTCGAATGGCTTTTCTGTCTGAGACAAAAGACCTTTTCCTATCTTTACTTCCATATTATTTATATTTAATCATTTTAACACTTCCCGAAAATTTAAGGGTGGGGGAAATCGGAAAACCGAAATCCAGAAAAAGGGGG